GGCACAGATTGAGGATTTAAAGCGAACCGATGAGGCACTATACCAGATCTATGCACTAGGTGAGAAGGCAATCAGCAAAAGTAACATATACAGTAACTGGACCTTTTTAAGCCATAGACCTGCTAGGTTCGTGAACTATGTGTATGGCCTTGATTTTGGATATAACCATCCCACGGCACTCATGAGAGTATATTGGTGCGACAATGATATCTATATCGAGCCTGTGATATATGAGAGCTACCTAACAACTACCATGCTAATCGAGAAGCTCCAGGCAATTGGCATAGAGCAAACGGTTACAATCATGGCTGACTACTCACGTCCAGAGATCATACAAGAAATGAACATTGCAGGCTTTGATGTTCAGAATGCAAACAAGGTAGTCAAGAAGGGTATTGATAACGTTAAGACCTTTGGAGTATTTTGCCAGGACCATAAAGATTTGAAACGGGAGTATGAGAATTACAAGTGGAAGAAAATCGGTGATTTCATTACGGATGAACCTGTTAAGCTATTCGATGACGCAATGGATGCTGTGAGGTATGCGACTACCCACATACGGCAGGAGTACTATACGGATGATAGCTACTTTGCATTTTAAAAACATTTTTCAGGCATAGCATAATATAGGCATGGCAATACTACTAATCGCTAAGGCAGATCCATTAATGCCAGCGTATAACCCTATTAAGTTTATCTATGCATCCACGAACTCAGGGAACCCTGGTTTCAAATTTGTATTTGATATCTATGAGAGTGGCACAGCTAATAAGATAGCAGAGTACAGGGTACTGCCTCAATACGTTAGTGGGTATGGTGAGATTGACCTGAGTAAGTTACTCCAGGCTAAGGTGAGCTATGACCTTGAGCTAGCCAACACCACGGTATATGATGCAACAAATAGCCATTATAAATATGATGTGGCTATAGGGGAGGAGTACCTTACAATCGTGCAGTACTTCGCCAACCTTACCAACAATGCAGGGAACGTTCAGATAAATGTAGCCAATAGCTTTGTCGTAGGTGATCAGATCAATATAGCTCAAGTAGGTGGAGGTGTTGCCAACCCTAACCTCGAAGGATTGCAAACGGTTATCGGAGTGGGCCCTGGTTACCTGGTAGTCAATAGCCCATGGTCATTGGTAACCAATGCAACCGTGAATGGAGATATAACCTATGCCGATGGTAGGCGAACCATTAACCGAGCGTTGAGGCAGGATAAGAATAACTATGTATTCAATGGTGCCATCCGATGGGTAGAATGGCCTGCCTATGATTACCAGGACTACCTACTCAATAACGTAACCGATAAGCTACTAACCACATTGCCAACGGATGGGTACCATGCTACCCTAGCGCAGGATCTGTGGATGGATGCCGTGAACAACTCACCTGCTGGTAGCCATCGAATGGTATTTGAAAACAACCTAGGTGATATCCTGGATAAGGATGTGGCGGCTACTGATCACGTTGTAGGTATCTCTGTTGGTCCTAACAACCACGGAGCTACCAACGTAGTGGCAGGCTCAGCTCCATTGATTAAGCCAGGTACTGAATGGTATGATTTCTACTATGAGCATCTAGGTACTCAGACCTCCCAAAAGTACAGGATCTATCTAGATAGAAGGGTGCGAGATATTGAATACCACATCCTATTCCTAGATCGTATGGGCTCATGGGGTAGCTTTGCTTTCACAGGTAGATACTACGAGAAAGGTAACGTAACACGAGAGCAATTCAATCGAGATGTGCAAGGATATATATCTAGTCAATACTGGAGCTACAATACTCAGGATAAAGGCTATGTGAATAGCTATATAAGTACTGATACTACCATTGATCTCAATACTAACTGGATGACTGAAGAGATGGCTCAGTATTTCTCTGAGCTAATCAGCTCCCCTGAGACCTACATCAAAAAGGCAATCTATGATGATGAGGATTGTGAGCAACCCCAGAGCACGGAGTACATTAGCTGTAATATCCTTACCTCATCCTATGAGCTATTCAAGAAAAGAAATAAGAATTTAATACGGCAAAGCATTACGATTAAGTATGCCAATAATGACCTAGTCAATGGTTAAGATACAACTAGCAACAGGATACCTGGAGGTAAAGGAGGGAACTGCTTTCCCATTGAACTTTCAAGTAGGTGATATCAGAGATATCTCACAGCGAAAGGGTAACTTCTCGAAAACCATTACTTTGGTGGGGAGTAAGAATAACAATGACTTGCTGAACCATTACTATGATGTAAACATCGAGGCAGGCACCTTCAACATCAATACCCTTACTACCTGCTCAGTTATCCAGGATGGAATCCCTATAATGGAGGATGCTGTGCTTCAACTTACCTCGGTTAAAAAGGTACAGCTCACGGATGGCTATGAGGAGCATGTGGAGTATGAGGTATTGGTAAGGGATAGCAAAGGTGATTTCTTTACAGCCATTAACAATAAGGAATTAACCGATATTGATTTTACAGATCTGAACCATACATTCGATGCCAACAATATCCAGATGCGATTTGGCAATACGGTTACGGATGGCTTCAAGTATTTCTTGCCAATGTCAGGAGATGCTAACTATATG